AGGTTAATATGCGAGTTCGATTCTCGCTACCCGCTCCATCTAATGCGGAATCGTTGTAGAACGAGTTAAGATTCCCTCTTAATATCTTGGTGCAACTCCAAGATTCCGCTCCAATTGCCTTGTTAACTCAGCGGTAGAGTGTCTCCCTTACAAGGAGAAGGTCGGCAGTTCGATCCTGTCACAAGGTACCAATATGCAAACTTAGCTGATGTGGTCATAGCAGTGGTCTGAAGAACCATAGAAAGAGGTTCGATTCCTCTAGTTTGCACCAAATATGCCCCGATGGTGGAATTGGTAGACACGGTGGTCTTAGAAGCCACTGCTTCGGCATCCGAGTTCGAGTCTCGGTTGGGGCACCATTGACAAACTACACTTAATTTGTTACAATAGCGGTGTCCGTCTTTCAGGAATATATTATGTTAAAATTTGAAATGTGGAAATGCTTATCTGATAAATTAGTTTATCCTAATGATGAGCAATTACAACAAAGAGGTATTGCTGATAAGATAGAACAGAGTTGTAATACAATCTTAAAGGAATCATTTACTAATGTGGTATCTCCAAGAAGCCGTAGAAGCATTGAGGACATATCAGTCAATGATTGTTATGTTGACCATAAAACAACTGATGTAGCTTTAGATTTTAAGATGCCTAATTTGATAAGTATTGACAGATTGAAAGAGTTAAACAAACCACTCTTATACAATTTTATTAAGTACGATAGCAATAAAAAAGAGATACAAGATATTTTGATTCTAGATGTGTATGAGTTGAATTGGGATCATTTAGCAATCCAAAATTTGGGTAAAGGTCAGTTACAAATTAAAAATATGGCTTCGTTTCTTTTGAATCCAAAAACTAACTTGACAAAAGAAGAATGGAAAGAAAGATTGAAAATGGAAGCAATTTCATTCTATCAAAAGTTAATTGTAAAGACGGAGAAAAGATTAGAGTCTTGGTTATAATGCGAGTATGGTGAAATAGGTAGACACAAGAGACTTAAAATCTCTCGCTTTAATAGGCGTGCCAGTTCGATTCTGGCTACTCGCACCAAAGTCATAAAATTGAAATAGAAAACGTGTATATATACTTATAGCAGGCTGGTGAAACGGTATCACAGAGGACTCATAATCCTCAGTTCCTAGTTCGATTCTAGGGCACTGCAACCAATTTATTGCGGGATTAGTTTAGTGGCAAAACTGGAGATTTCCAATCTTCTGTCGTCAGTTCGATTCTGACATTCCGCTCCAATATACTTATAGGTCTTGTTATGAAAAAAGTAATGTTCATTCTCAAGCGCAGAGAAGATTACAACGCTGTGCTACACCAAAACATAGGTCTTAGCACAGGCCTATACAACTCGGCATCTTTTATGAACCAGATGTTGCGTAATTCAGGAGTACATTCTAATTTATACGTTGTTGAAGATAACAACAGAATTGATGCTCTCGTTAGTGCATATAAACCAACTCATGTTATTATTGAAGCATTGTGGGTTGTGCCATCTAAATTTGCAGTATTGCAAAAACTTCATCCTAATGTTAAATGGATTATTCGTTTACATTCTGAGATGCCTTTTATGGCAGGAGAAGGCATGGCAATGGATTGGATTTCAGAATACTCTTGTTTCAAAAATGTTTATATTGGTGTAAATGCACCACGTATGATGCGTGAAGTTGAAACACTATTGAATACTAAGCATTCAAAATCGCTAGATGAAAAAATAATTTATCTTCCTAATTATTACCCACAGAATTATGTGAAGAAAGAATTCAATAGAGATAAAGATACAATTGATATTGCTTGTTTTGGTGCAGTAAGACCTTTGAAAAATCATTTGGTTCAAGCCGTTGCTGCAATAGACTTTGCAAACAAAATTGGTAAGAAACTAAACTTTCATGTAAACGCTGGCCGTATTGAAATGAAAGGTGATGCGGTGATTAATAATCTTAGGGGAATGTTTGAACATCTTTCTGATTCTGGTCACCAATTAGTTAATCATCAATGGACGCCAAGAGAACAGTTCTTGGAATTGTGTGCGAGTATGGATATTGGTTTACAAGTTTCATTCTCTGAAACATTTAATATTGTAGGTGCAGATTTGATTAGCCAAGGTGTTCCATTGGTTGGTAGTAAAGAAATACCATGGTCTTCTAATCTTTACAATGCTGATCCAACCGACAGTAAGGACATTGCAGCTAAATTAGAATGTGCTTACTATCATCCAAGAATCAACGTATGGGTCAATCAGCGCTTGTTGACTAAGTACACAAATAACACCAGAAAAATCTGGACTAAATATTTCCTTTAAGGAGTTTCGCATGTCACACATGGTAAAAAGACACAAATGGGTTAATGGTATTTTAGAATCATACAACCACTTCTTTGGTTCATTTGAAGAAGCTAAAAACTTTGCAAATATATCTGATGCAGATACAGCAAAGGTGTATGACGAGAATGGCCAATTGCTACATGAAGTACAACCTAGCACTCAAAATACCTACGCTTAATTATCTAACATATTTTATGTAAATGAGCAATATGCCCATGGCTATTGCCCATAGTCCAGCAAAAAACAACAATATAATTCTTATTGGCAATTCAAGTAAGAAGTCGGAAAAGGACATTGTTCCGACTTCTTCATTCTGATTCTCGTTTGAATTCTTCATCTTGCCTCTTTATTTCTTCATCCATTTGTTCTAATTCCAACAAACGGATTCGTTTACGTTCTGCTTGATGTTGTTTAATAATTTCTGGTTCTAATTTCGGCCATCTTGTTTTTCTATCATGTGAAATATATGCCATCAATAAAGTCATTGTTATTCCAATAATGAAAATAAAACCACCATAACTTAACTCTGTCATATACATTTTCATTTTTTGGCGTCTACGTTCAGCAGCTCTAGCTTCTTCACGCATTTTCTTAGTAAGAAGTACCTTTTGCTGGCCACCCATTTCTTTCATCATCTCACTAACGTCAGTCCATAATGCACCGAGTTCTGGAGGAGAATTGTAAATCATCATTTCACGCAACTCAACTGCCATTTGTTCCAATTGTTTTTTCATTATGACCAATTGCAATGCACGGCGACCTAAACTTTCTTCACCTTCATAAATTTCTTCACGGTTCTTACGTTCTTCTTCTTCAATTACTGCCATACACTTGTTCATGTTGTCAAAGAAGTCGCCAAGGTAATTAGCCAACTCTTGGTAAATACCGGCAGTTTCGCCTTGTTTTTTGTTTAACTCAATGACACGATTTTTTTCTTCAATGTATGCATTGCGTTGAGCAGTAGTTGCGGGTTTATCTTTATGGTTGTTTGCAAATTGCTCGTCAAGATCCTTCAGGACAGATTTCACATCTCCTGCAGCACCTTTGATATCTTTGTATAGTTGGCAACCTTTCTTTACGGCAGACACAGCCGCATTTGCCATTGCAAACAATGTTATTGGATCCATTCAACCACTTTGTTATAATTAGAGTATTATGGTAAAGATGGCACGAACACATTGCGTGTTCCAATGAATTCAAACATACTGGTTATTTATCTAATTTGAATGTAAGTTAAGTCTCTTTCTTTGTGTTGTGCGTCTATCAGTCTTTCGTGAGCAATTTTAGCTCTTTTACGTTCAATTTCTTCACCTTCTTGTTTTTTTGCATAAATCAATAAGCAAATCCAAGCAAAAACACCAAGAACCAATGCTGAGGCTAAAAAACCAACTCCCCACATAATCAATTCTGCCAGTTCTTCTTTGCGTTTACGTTTCTTTTCTTCAATTAATCGTTCTTCTTCCGCTCTCGCTTTGAATAATCTTGTTCTCTCCTTGAGCATATCTTCCCAGATTTGACCATTGCCGGAGTATATTAATAGTTCTTTTAATTCTTTTTCTTGTTTTCTTAATTGGTCGGAGTGCATAGCTGTTTCTAGAGCCATCTTGCCAATTTTTGCACTAGATACTCCTATCAGAGACATATGTTTGACTTTTGTGTTTGCTCTGTGTATGGAATCAGCACTTTCAAAAAATCTTGAAAACTCACCAACAAGTCCACCAACATCTTTGCCTAATTGAACGGCTTGTTTGATGTTGGAAACTGCACTCTGAGCAACTTTGAAGGCAATGCCTATGCTAATTGGGTCTATCATTTTTTCGCCAGTGTAATTAATCTTAATGGCAAAAATGACACGAATAGGTTGACTATTCTAATTAAATCAAGTACAATGGTTATTTATATAAAATGGAGTAAAAATGAGTATTTTAGTATTAAAATTGACAAGCGGAGAAGACGTTCTAGGTGATGCAGAGATTACTCAAGGACAATGGCGCATTAAAAATCCTGTAGGTATTGCAGTAGTTAGAGGTAAAGATGGACAACCAAACGTAGGACTTACTCCATTCCCATTACATTCACCACAAAAGAAAGATTCTACTATTGACATTCCTGTTGCAAGTGTAGTATACTCTTATGAACCTGCACAAGATTTTATTGATAATTACAATCAAGTCTTTGGATCAGGTATCGTTCTTCCAACACCAAAACAAATTATTACAGGTTAATGACTAATTTCTACACTAACGTACAATGCTTTGGTAATTCTATTCTTTACCGAGGCATTATGAATGGCAAGAGAGTCAATCAAAGAATTGACTATCAACCATCTCTTTATATTCCTTCACGCAAAACGGCCGGTTCTTTTAAGTCCCTTGATGGTACTCCATTAGACCGTAAAAAGTTTGATGACATTAGAGAAGCCAAAGAGTTTACTAAGAAGTATGATGGCATTCCAGGTACACCAAAAATCTATGGTAATACTCGTTATGAGTATGCCTTTATTGGTGAACAACACCAAGGCATGGTTGAATGGGATCAAGATAAGATTTCAATTGCAGTAATTGATATTGAGGTCGGTTCAGAGAATGGTTTCCCTGACCCGTATCAAGCAAACGAACCAATCACTGCTATTTGTATCAAGTACGTTAATGGCACAACATTCGTTTTTGGTTGTGGTGATTATGAAGTTCAAGGCGATGAAGTTTATTTCAAATGTAAAGATGAATGGACTCTTTGCAAGAAATTCATCCAACAATGGTGTCACATGACACCTGATGTTCTGACTGGTTGGAATACAAAGTTCTTTGATATTCCATATTTGGTGAACCGTTTTCGCAAGATTCTAGGCGAAGATGAAACTAAACTTCTTTCTCCATGGAAATACATTGGTAGTCGTCAAACAACTATTAATGGCCGAACGATGACTGCATATGATTTGATGGGCGTTGCATCGTTAGATTATATTGAATTATACAGATGGTATGCTCCTGATGGTAAATCTCAGGAGTCTTATCGTTTGGATGCCATTGCAAGTGCGGAGATTGGTGAAAACAAATTGTCTTATGATGAGTATGACAATCTACACCAATTGTATCGATTAAACTTTCAAAAGTTCATTGAATATAACATCAAAGACGTTGAGTTGATTATTCGTTTGGAAGATAAGTTGAAGTTGATTGAATTGGC